GCGAGATACAGATCGTAGCAAAGGCTAAATCATCAAGTGTGAAGTCAAAGAAGGATCCTTTGATTGAAAAATACATGGCAAAGGGAATGACAGAGGAAGAAGCAGACAAGAAAGCGTCTCTCGAATCACCATATAGAGTATGGCAAGTTGTGCGTGTTCTTGCATCGTCAAGAGCACAGAAGGTTCTCTCAGATCCAGCAACAGCCGCTCAAGTTCTTCAAAACAGTCGTCTGATTGCATTCGTGAACGCGATGAGATTGCTGAAAGAACAAGATGAAGAGCAAATTCCAGAGGATGAAATGGTAGACGATGCTGTGATGACAACTGAAGAAGAAAGCGCATTGGATCCAGATACACAGGATTATATTGATGCTGCTATCGACTACGCATTCAGTTCTTTCCAAAATATGATTAAGTTTTTCGGGATAGAATTCAATGGTGTTTCTAGCAATCAATATAACCTATACAATATGTTCGTCGCAGACGAACCAGTGGATCTGAAAGCACAAATAAATAACAGAGTCGATGTGAACAATCAAATAGGCGATGAATTGCAGCAAATGAGATTACAGAATGAATCCACTTTCCTTCAATTCCGGCAAAAGGTAAAGGAGTTGTATAATTTATGAAACGGAATGTCGTGCTCTTAAATGCGTCTTGTGAAGTTATAAATGTGATAGATTGGTTTAGAGCAGTGAGGTTGATTATGAGTGGCAAGGCAGTGAAATCATACAACTGCAAGCACTTATATGAAATACAAACGACATCTGGTGTGTATCATCTACCAAATTCGATTATGCTAATAGATTATGTGAGAATACCTTACCGAAAGGTTTCTCTGACAAGAAAGAACATCTTCTTCCGAGACAACTACACTTGTCAATATTGTGGTGATAGAAGCATAAAGAAGATGACTTTAGATCATGTTCTTCCAAGAAGCCGTGATGGAAAAGACACTTGGGAAAATCTAGTAACTTGTTGCAAGAAATGCAATGTAAAGAAAAGAGACAGAACACCAGAAGAAGCAAGAATGTGCTTGCTTCGGAAACCAGAAAGACTAAAGAAAGACATAACATACGCAGAAGTAGAAAGAATACTTCAAGGAGAAACAAATGAAAACGAGTGATCCAGCAGCATACAGTCATATAGAGCAGATAACGGCAGGAGCAACCGTCCTATCCGTAAGAGGACTGCTACTCACTGGAGCAAACGCATCCAGTGTATTGGCAGGAACAACTTGGGAAAAGGTTGCAGGAACCACAGACACCTACAAGACATTCAGCATAACAATTGATATGTCAGCAGCAAAGACACTGGTTCTTCCCCTGAGTGTCAGAACACTCACAACCATAACAAATGTCACTGTATATGGAATGAGATAATGAGATCCTTTTTTGATTTTCTAACCGAAGCAGCAAAGGTTCATGCAACCACTGGACACTTAGAGCATGTTGGTGATCTATTGTACCACGGAGAACCACATTCTGCAATAGATCATATGGAGCATGTTCACAATCGCTTTCAAGGACACCACAACGACAATCACAAGTTGTCACTTAAAGTTGATGGTGGAATGAGCATAGTCGTTGGTAGAAATCACAAGGGACAACATTTTGTTTCATACAAGACAGGATCTGAGCAATACACATCACCAGAGCAAATTGCAGCATCGGGCAAAGAACATTATGTAAGGGAACTTACTCCAATCCTACACCATGCAAAGAAGATGGGCGGATTGAAACCAGGCACAGCGTTCCAGGCAGATATAGTTCACAACTCAGAAGAACACGCCGATGTGACTCAACCAAATGCAATAAAGTACAAAGTGCCAAAAGGCAAGAAACTTGTTCTTGCTGCTCACTCACAGTATAGCGTTGGTAAGGATGGTTCTTTATCAAAGACAACCAGCCATCCAGATGTCCACTCTATGACAACACAAGAAACACACGCTCCAGATCTAGCGATGGGTAAGAATGTTCATCTAAAACTAGACTCCAAGAGACATAAAGAAATTCAGAAGCATCTTGGAAATGCAAGAAAACTGCTCACACCAGAGGTTGCTGATTTTGCCAAATCACTTCACAGCGGCGAAGGACATAATCCCCGTTTTCACGAATTCCTAAAGCAATATTCTAATCACGAAGCAAGAACATCTGGCACTAGAAGTGTAAAAGCCATGACAAAACACATAGACACTTATATGAATAAGTCTGCTCAATCCAAACTCAAACCAGATACTCAAAAGAAAATCAGAGATTCGTTTCACGAAACTATAAAAAACAATTCTCATCATTTTGACACCTTGTTCAAGGTTCACGATCACATTAATAAAGCAAAACATCATCTTTTGGATGAATTAGAGCAAAATCACAAGCACCATTTCAATATACACACCCACGATAACGAAGAACACGAAGGAATGGTGTCCAGTTTGGGTAGACCTGGCAAGAACGAAGTTCAAGCGAAATTAGTGAGAGAGGGACCAGGTGGGTTCCCAGAGAAGAATACCGCCAATGCTGCCATAAGATTTGGTAAAACCTAAATACAAAAAAGGAGTAATCTATGGGATGCAACTGTGGCAAACCTAAGCCAAAACCTAGACCAAAAACAAAGTGAGGTATAAATTATGAACAGAACAACTTTAATGAATGATTTTAAGAATAAATTCGGTGGAGAGTATGTCCGCGAAAATGGAAGATGGTATTGGGTGAAGGACAACCAAAAGAATATTGTATCTAATGGTTGGCTTCTCGGTATGTTAAGAGGTTCAGACACACCAAAACAGGAGATTCCGCCATATGAGGTTTCGCAACACACGCAGAAAACTTTGGTTGAGGATGCAGGAGACCAAGCACCTGTGGAAGAACAAGAACCCAAGAATGAAACCCCAGAACTGTCCGAAGAAGAATTGAAGAAACAACTGAAACTGCAAAAGAGAAGAGAGAAAAGAGCAAAAAGAAAATTAGAACAGCAAGAGAAACTAAATGACGCTGAATGAATATCACGATCTAATAACCGAATCCAGAAAGGTATACGCAAAAAGTATGCTCAGGGAACAGGTTTCTCATTATATTGCTGAAACGATAATGATAATCGAACATACAGTCGGTCGTGAACTTACACAAGATGAAATCGAAAACATTTTGATACACCTAGCAGACGATGAAGACACTAATTGAACTACTAGAAGCAACCAAGAAGAAAGAACTCGTAGCCACTATGGGAAGGTTGCAACCTCCCACCAGAGGTCACGAATTGGCTGTTAATAGGGTAAAAGAACTTGCTGGTGAATTGGGCGCGGATCACAAAGTGTTTCCTAGCACCAAACACGGTGGAGATACACCAAAGGAAGAACAGAAGAACCCGCTTCCTTTTGAGACAAAGGTGAAGTTCCTCAAGAAGTTCTTTCCAAAGACGAACATTCACGACGAACCAAATGTTCACAATCCATTCCATATGTTACAACACGCACATGATGGTGGTTATCGCCATGTGCATCTTGTCGTAGGTGGAGAAGCAGGACAAAAAGGTGAAAGGTTCGATGAGTTTCACAAACAATTTGGTAAGTATAAGACAGAAAAAGGAACCTACAAAATACCACATGAAAAGGGTGGACATTTTGAAATAGGTGTCACACTTCACTCCGCTGGCAAGAGAGATGAGAAATCCAAAGGAGTCGAAGGTGTATCTGGAACCAAGGTCAGACAGATGATACTGTCATCGGATCACACCAATCCAGAGCATGTGGCAAGAGTAAAAGAACACCTACCAACTGGTGCTTCCGACAAGGATGCTGCTTCTCTCATCAAGCACATCAAATCACACACCGAAAGAATGGCAAAGGAAAGAGAGGCTGCCAAACTTGCTAGAAAAGAAGCAAAGAAAGCAGCAAAACCAGCAAAGCCTATGCCAAAGAAAAAGAAGCCACTTCTAAACTCATACGATCCTGTTCTGGAAGAGATACTGAATGTTTTCCTCACCGAGAAGGAAAGCAAGGAAACTCGCCGCAAAAGAGACAGAAGAATGTATGGACACGGTAAGGATCCAAGCGAACTGACACCAAAGCAGAGACTGAATAGAAAGAAGAAGAGCAAGAGAACCGTCGCCAGACGCAAGGCAAACAGAGAAGGAAGAACCAAGAAGGGCGATTCCTCCGTGGAACTGGATCATAAGAACGGAAATGCTCTCGACAATGGTGGTGGAAACCTCAGAGTAGTTTCTAGACACCACAATCGCTCCAGAAACAATAACAAAAATCACTAAATAGCCAGAGGTTTATATGAAAAGTTTCAAAGATCTACGACAACTCACCGAAGAAGACGAAAAGAAACCATACAAGGGTTTCAAAAAAGGCAAGAACCATCCAGAAGGTGGTCTTTCTAGAGCAGAGGCAAAGAGACAAGGTATTCATGCGGGAGTGGAGACCAAGAGAGAAGCGGAGAAAAAGGGTGGGTTCGGTAAGTTGTCCGATAAGACACAAGCAAGACGCAAATCCTTCTGCGCTAGAATGTGCGGAATGAAGAGAAGAAACACCAGTTCAAAGACAGCAAGAGATCCAAAATCAAAGATTAATGCAGCACTCAGAGTATGGGGTTGCAGATGCTAAAGGAAACCAGATGAACTACAAAAAACTAAAGAAAATCAAAAAAGTAGTAAAAGAGTCAATAGTTGCCGCCAACTCTTCTTATGCTGCACCAGATAACGGACCATCACTTACAGATGGCTCAATAGCAGCATTTAAGTTAGAGGATCCAGAGGTATTGGCAAGAATAAATGCATTCCTCAAGGTATTCTGCACAGAGAGACACCAAGATCCAAAGTATGCATTGGTTGTGCTCAGGACAAAACTGAACACACTTGGACTTGATTTCTCCTACGATGGACGAAGACCACTCAGTCCAAAAGAGTCATTTCATCTGACGCAATTTGGTGGTAGAACTGGAGTTGATGAGAAGGGAAACCAACTCAACGACTGTGGTATCTCTCATAGAACTGGTGGTAGAAGTATGGAACTTTCGGTTGAGATCTCTCCTCTGAATGTCGGAACAGACGCAAAGGAACCAGGTCCTTACTATATCATGGCAAAGATACAGTTTGCAGATGGTGGTATGAATGAAGGTGACACATCTCCAATCGAAAAAGGAGAAGCGGCAAAATCAGTAGAAGTAAAGGAAGAAAAGGACGAATGCTATAAGAAAGTAAAGGCCCGTTATGATGTGTTTCCATCCGCATATGCATCTGGTGCTTTAGTCAAGTGCAGAAAAGTAGGAGCAGACAACTGGGGGAACAAATCTAAGAAAGATTGATTATGGATTTTTTAAAGTTGAATGATGCGAATTACATTCTTTATGCAATGAAGAACTATGGAAATCCCGAATGCTCCAGCATTGAAGAATTCCACGAGGATCTAAATCGCATCAAATACTTAAAAAGATTGTTCAGAAAATACAAGACGACAGGTGTGCTAAGAGAAAGATTGATACTAAACCACATAATAATATTCTACAATATATTTGGAATAGAAGCAGCAACCAGATTGCTATTTACAAGAATAGAAGAAGATCTTCATCCATATTTAAAAACATTTATAGTATATTTGAACAATCTACCAGAAAAGATTCCCGAGTATGATCTAATCAAGATTCCGATGGACACCAGAATAATAGTAAAACTGAGAAAAATAAATGAAACTAAATGAAAACATTCATCGCTGGTTCAAGGAGAAATGGACTGCACAAGATGGCAGCGAATGTGGTTCATACAAGGGCAAAGGTAGAGTAAAGTGTCGTCCATCAAAGAGAGTAAATTCAAAGACAGCACAGACCTGGGGTGAGATGTCCAAATCAGAAAAGAGAAAAGCAGTGAGAACCAAGCAAAAAGCACACAAAAAAGGACATCAGTTCAGCAGCCATAAGAGCGGTAAAACTTGGGAAGGAACCAAGTATAGACCAAAGAAAAAGAAACTAAAAGAGGGTGTAGAGGTAGATCAAAAGTTCCTAAAGACCTTTATGATGGATGCCATAAAAAATCCAAGAAAGTTCTATGCTGTACTTACACTTGCTGGTATGAACTCTCTAGAAGCATATAAGATAATATACAATTTAAAGCATCCAAGACTTACTACCAGTAGTTTCAAGACCAAGATGCAGATGCTTGCACTTCTACAGAATTTAATAGAACTAATTACACACGATAGAATACTTTATTCAAGAGTTCGTACCATGGCCATGAGCGGTGATTTTGGACACATTGCAAAGAATGTAGTAACCACACCTCTTAGAAAAGGTCCTAAAAGCAAACTAAAATTTGAAGAAGATGCTGCTCCAGGCGCAGTTGCTCCACTTGGTGCAGATTCGGCACCAACATCTGTAGGAACTTCAGACATAGCATTTGTTGCTCCCAGCAGTGAAAATCCTCCAGTTGGTAGAAGCAGAATGAACAGACGCAAGATCAATCCAGATGTTCTTGCTATGCTGAAGAAAATGTTCTCTAGAAGTAGCAAACCACAGGGTGGAAAAGCGCCTTCTTTTGTAACACATATGCAAAACTAATATAAATACTTTTGCACACTTGGGACTTTGATCGCTTAAACATACCAAAATGAAAACCCTTTAACTTCACATAAAGTGGTTTTAGCAAACAATTCATTTTGCGTACAAGCGCCCAAGTGTGTTTTTATATGGAGAGGGTATGCTCATAGCAGGAATCGACTACTCATTAAATGGTCCATCCATATGCGTATTCAGTGGAGAACACTTCAATTACGATGACTGCACTTTCTACTTTCTAACAGATATAAAGAAATACACCGAAAAACCATATGGAAACATATTCGGTGAGCGTTTCATAGATTGGAATGTGGAAATGGAAAGATACGAGTCCATAGCAGATTGGGCGTTGGAAACGGTCATGGGTTGCGATGCAGTTGCACTTGAGGGATATGCATATTCAGCACAAGGTAGAGTGTTTCATATTGCCGAAAACACTGGTGTTCTTAAATACAAACTATATCAACTTAATATGCCTGTTACCGTCTTTACCCCATCGGAGATAAAGAAATATGCAACTGGTAAAGGAAATGCCGACAAGCAGATGATGTATGATGCTTTTGTAAATGAAACAAAAGAACCTATAAAGAGTATGATATGTCCAGAGAAGAAAGATATTGGAAATCCTGTCTCAGACATAGTTGACTCTTATTACATCTGCAAGTACCTGTATGAAAAATTTAGAAGAGAACAAGTAGTATAGAAAAACACCCCCTATTCGGGGGTGTTCTTTTAATCATCATTAGCGGGTTTTAATGGTGTTTTATCTGATGTAAAAGAGGGAGGAACTAGATACCATCCTTCTTGCAACGGTACTTGATTGTCGCTCAACACCCACACTTTGTTCTGTAGTGTGTATACTCTTGCTTTGACATTAGGTCCCAGACGAACTGGGCTTCCCTCCGTCACTAGCACCGTTCTCGCGCAACCAAGCGTCGATACGAGAACCAGCAGTGCGAAGACGATCAAAATCCAAGTCAGCGTCGATTGCGATCTTACCGTTTTCAATTCTTTTCTCCAACCATGATAAAAGTGCCAATATTATTGCTACTGCGATTTTCTCAAGCATTGTTACTAGCGTCTTTAGCAAAGATCAAACCAATACCAGCGATGAGTGCTGCGATTGTCGTTGCGACATCAACCGTTGTTGCTGCATCGCCATCGAAGTAAGCCTTGAGGGCTGCTCCGACTGCTACGAGAATTGCTCCAATACCTGCGATAGTTGTATTCTTATTTTCCTTAAACATAGTTAAACTCCTTTATAGTATGTATATTAGGCCGAAAGTATATTCACTGCGGCATCTATTTTTGTCTCAAGATTGATGATTTTTGCGCCAATTGCCTTGCAACAAATCTTCACATTTGGATCTTTTTGCCAAAGTGGAGTGTTGCTCAAAATATCAATTAAAATTGTCAAAGCAGTATCTTCGTCAATATCTGGGTTTATCTCAACTGGTTGTATATTATCCATTGTTCTTCCTTTTTTCGAGTAGATAGTTCAGATCTTTATTTTTTGTATTACCGTCATATGACCAAGCATAACCTTTTTCTATTAGTAAATTATTAATACATTGATCATTATCACCAAATATTTCACCGAGAATTCTTCCGTACTTATCATCTTTGTATGTTTTGATTTTCATTTGTTTCTGTAAAGATACCCAATTAATTATAAACATTTTTGCTTCGTTTCCCATACTCTTTTCCAATTCATTCTTGGAATTTGTCTCTGGTGTATCCACTCCAGATAATCTTATTCTCTGAATAGTAGTGACATTGAAACCAAGATCAATTGACACATCTACCGTATCCCCATCCACTATTTTTAAAATATTGTTTAATTTGTATTCAAACATTGCAGTTCTCCCATTATATTTAGTTAGTTTTCAAATGCATAAATAGCAATGAAAGGTTCGATTATGTACATCCCACTAATTTTTCTTACAATCACCACTATCATCTGGATGTTACTAATGTCATATATTCTTAAAAAAATACAACAAAACCAAGTCCTAAAAAATCCAAACAACTATAAGTTCCTATTCATCATCAAGGAACGATCCGTCTATGGAACAAAAACCAAGGCATATGGTCTGTACAATTCCTGCAAATTTGTCTGCAATCGTCTAAATAAACACAACATAGAAGCAAATGTTGTGCAAGTTATTGACAACAACTGCATCGACAAGTATGTGACGCAATACAACCCAACCCACTGCTTGATCGAGGCTTTATGGGTGGTTCCTTCTAAATTCGAGGTTCTTGCAAAACTACATCCAAATGTAAAGTGGGTGATCAGATTGCACTCTATGATCCCATTCCTTTCCAGCGAAGGAATGGCATTTGAATGGTTGAACGAATATATGGAACTTCGCAAGAAGGACATAAACATTTCAATAAGTTGCAACAACGAAAAACTGTATGAAGATCTTTTAGCCATATACAAAGAAGGTATATCGTACACACCTAATATCTACGAACCAGAAATACCACCAACAAAACAAGATGTAAACAAAAAAGACGACACCATAGACATAGGATGCTTTGGTGCATTGAGAGTTTTGAAAAATCACACACAGCAAGCACTGTGGGCGATTGATTTTGCCAATAAGATTGATAAAAAATTAAATTTCCATATCAATATATCGGAACACGAACAAAAAGAAAGTGGTCCTGTTCTGAGAAACCTCAGGGCAATCTTTAAGAACACCAGACACACTTTAGTCGAGCATCCTTGGTATGAGCATGCCGAGTTTTTGGAAGTGGTAAAGACGATGGATCTCGGTATGCAGGTTTCATTTACAGAAACCTTTAATGTCGTTGCTGCTGATTTTGTCTACTGTCAGGTTCCGATAGTGGTTTCCAAGGAAATCAAGTTCGTGCATCCCAACTGCTCCGTCGGCCCAACTAATGAAAGACAGGTCGATGCTGCCATGAAGTTTGCCTACTTTGACAAGAAGATTGTCAAGGAAAATAGGGAACTTCTAGACGAACACAATCGCTCTGCTTTCAGAAGTTGGGTCGAGTTCATTGCTGACAACTAATTGGTGAGATCCACCAGTTCACAACCATCTGCACTGCATGCCATGGTCTGAGAACTCTTGGTTGCATCCGTCTTCTCATAGTTCTTCAACTTGCTCCAATCGACATTCTTTGGCATCTTCTCAAGTGCAGCAAGGTATTGTTCCTTGGTGCAATCCTGATACGGTGCTTGCTGATAAGAATGGTCGCTGTGTGGAAGGAACGAGATGCCGCTGATCTCATCAAAGTGATCATATACCCAAGATCCCACTTGCATCCATTCGTGATCCCTTACGGTGACAGTGATCGAAGGCTTGTGCTCGCACCAGTGACGCTGATATGCCAACCAAAGTTCCAGATGCTCTATGGCTGTCATATCGCTACGGGTGATGGAACCCTCCGCTTTCATCGGGAACGAGAAGACCATGGTGTGATCTGGCTTCATCACGCATGGTTCTGCGGGGAAACCAAGATCAATCATCATCTGACAGAGTGGATCCTTGCGGTCGGCACGAACGGTGCGGATGTAGTATTCGTTGTGACGAGCGTGAATACCTGAAGCAGCATCGGTCAACTGGGAAACAGTTCCAGATGGCTTTACACAAGTAATTGCTGCTGCGGGATTGATATTTATCTTCTTCGACCATTGTTGATTCGTCTCAATTGCGGTTTGCTTGAGATCGACCAGTGTTCTCTCCAGTTGGACACCAAGGGTCCGCATCATCTCATTATCAACGATGCCAGTCAAGGATAGACCGAGCAGTGCCTCTTCCTCACAATTCTTCTTCCATATTGAAGAAAGATATGGGAAATGCGTGAGAGATGCTTGCCATGTTCCGAGGATGGCAGCAAGACGAACCTTGCGCTTCAAAGATTCCAGAGTATCCTCTGGACGAACTATGACTTCAGTGAGGTTGCAAAATTCACCATCGCGTAGAATAATCTCACTGCAAGGATTTGTGCCGAACTCATAAGACGAATCACGACGATCTCCAAGTTTAGATACAGTTCTACGGCAAGCATCACGGTTGAAAATACCACGCTCTCCGCTGCGAGACTTATATAACGACAACCATTCTTCCATAAAGACACCAATTTCGGGTTTCTCCTTGTATGCTACAGAGTTGTTTGCGAGTGCTCGTTGCGGATTGTCAGTCCACCAGGCGCCAGTCTTAGCATCACGCATTCTTTCGTCGGTGAGATTTGACAGGCTAATAAGAGCAGATCTACGCACTCCTCCGACCACGACAATCTCTGCAATTTTACAGACGATATCGTGGCACTCGATAGAGGTGAGTTTCCTGCCGGCGGCTCTTCTGAAAGTATCACAGGTGAATCGGAAAAGATCTTCGAGAGGTTTAGGTCCCGACGCTCTACCTCCGAATGTCTTGAGCCGTGCGCCAGCAGGACGAACCTTTGAGACATCCCATTTTGGAATTTGACCTCCAATAAGCAGGGAGACAAGTTCCTTGTAAGCCTTAGCCCAACCAGCCTTGCTGTCTTGAACGATGATCGTAGTGTCCGACTCGGTAAAGTGCTCAGCCATCGTAGGAAGTTTCTCAACATATTGACGCTCCACGCTAAATCCTACACCTGTACCGCACATCAGAATGTAGAGAATTTCATCAAATGCACGGACACGGTTTACTGCCACATACGAGCAGTTGTAACCCGCTGTGTTGTCTCTGGAAAGTGCCTCTCCTGCGGTCATCAAGGCACGCATACTTGGCATGATCTCAAGATTGAGGACTGCCTGCTCAAGTTCATTTCTCAATTCACTGGAAACCTTGAATGAATTGTTTTCCTTGAGGTGAACTTCGAAAAAATCAAAATATCTCTTCACGGTTTCTTCCCAAGTTTCCCTTCTGTTTTCCTTCTCAAGCCATCTTGAATAGCGAGAAAGGTGAATGAAATCTTGGTAAAGCGTAGGTAAACTCATAATAACTCCTTTGATGATTATCATACCACAACTAATGGTATTGTCAACTCATTTGCGCTTGATATGTAGCGTGTTTAGACAGAACGAAATTACTAAACAGGGCTTGAGTTACTCAAGAACATCCTGTGCATCTGCGAAGTTCATATCAACCATCTTCACGAAGTTGTATGCCTCCTTGATAATGTCGATTCCCTCTGGTTGCATGGAAATAGCGGAGAAATAAACTCTTGCATTCTCTCCAAGTGCATATGTTACTTTCCTGATGAGCGGATTCTTGTTGCTTCTGCGGGCATCCTCATTGAAGAATCCAGAAAGAACAATCTCAATCCTATCATTCAGCCAGTTGGAGTTGATCTCCGATATCTTCCAATACTCGGCATATACGC